AGCGTTTTCGTCAAGAGGTATAGTTATCCACAGGGCACTGTCATGAAGAGGGTGTTTCGCCTGTGGATAAGTCCTCGACCACCTCGAGCTGGCGCAGCGCGTCGAGGCGCAGGTTGCCGATGTTGACCGTCACCGCTGCCTGCTTTGCGCCGTACGTCTTGGCGTCCCACCTCTCGGCGAGCCATTGCCTGGTGCGGATGCGGTGCAGCGGCTTGCTTGGATTGTCGTCCGCAATGGTGTCGGCGATCTCCACTGTCTCGCAAGCGAGTAAATCGGCAGCACGCACGCGTGCGCGAAGTATATCCGGTTCGTAGCCGTTATCCTCAATCCAGGTGTCGAGCGCACGCTTGCTGATGCCTAGCTCAATGCAAACGTTTGCAATGGACTTGCCGACTTCGATCATGCTGAACACGATCTCCTTGTCGATTGACTCCAGCATAGCAATGTCGGCTTTGCGCTTCACATACATCTCAGAACGCTCCACAATCGTTTTAACCTACACCAAGCACCACCAGGCTCACATTGCCCTTGCAGCGCCACCTGAGTCCATTTTAGCGGCTTACTGGAGCCTTCATCGCCTTGGCATGGTCAAAGTTGAACAACGGGTTGCTCAACTCACCACTCAGATCAATGTCGCAGTCTGGCAGGTCATCAAATCCTGTGACACCACCGCCAGCCGCAATCCTGGTCATCCTTGTACCTGGCATTAACGCCTTGGCTTTCATAATATCCTTGATCACATCCGATTCCAATAATAACTCTAACTCCTCCATCGACCAAATGTGTCGGTTACTTAACTCAGGCCGAAACTGTTGATAATATATTGCGTCATTATAAGTTTGCACCACCACCATGATGCTCTTGTCTTGCATCACCCATTCCACTGCATTAATCTCTGGCTTTTCTTCAATATTATTATCTTCAGCCCAGGCGTCAAGTACAGCATAGCCCTTGATCATTCCCGCTATGGCCTTCTCCATGCGTTCAATGTCCCTGTCCTGCTGGGCGCTGTAGACCCTCTCCAACTGCTGAGTCAGCTTCAGCCGCAAGTTGGCATCCACCAACATCTCAATGCGCTTCGTTCCCCACCTAGCGTCATGCTCTTGCTTGACCCGTTCAAGCCTAGCCACCAAAGACTCAGCTTTCACCTTGAACTCATCTAGCATGAAACTAGAGCCTTCATCCACCACCAATTGTGCTTTTGCCATTTGTGCTGCCCCATTTGTAAAAGTGAACCCGAACATTACAAATGGTCAAGTGTTATACCCTTGACCCCATTTGTACTGCTTTTTGCCGAACAAATCGTCTACCATTTGTACGATTTGTACCATTTGTACTTTTTGCCCTAAAAATGCTCCTTTTCGTCTGTTTTGGTGGTGAAGAAGGCAAAATCACCATCCAGCGTCACACCCTCAAGACCTGTTGCTGCCCTCCAAATCGGCTTGAAATCACCATCCTGAGACTTGATTTCGCCTGTCTTTCCGAGTCCACGCCAGACTTTTTCCCGCCAAAGCGAGACTAAAGCCACCCGTTTAGACCCAAACTTGGTGGTCTGGATGCGGTCAGTTTCACGTAAAGACTCAACAAAAGCGGTCATTGCCTTGCCCTGGTGCTTGCCCTGGCCTGTCCTGTTGAGGCCAACTTGCTGCGTGTTTACAACGATTTCCGCTGCCTCTACAGCCAGGCTTTGAGTATTATCAAACCCCAAACGACCATTATCTAAATTAACTTTGACCATGCGGAAACCATACTTTGCACCGTCACTTCCATCCTTTTGTTTAGTAATAGTTATATTGCCTGACCCTGCATATTGATTATCTTGTAACGCTCCATCCAGGCGCTGTAACTCCAACTCAGTATCCAATGCACCAAGCAATGAACTATGTCCACGCAAACCCTTGGTAATATCTTTACCAACGTGGTGGACAATCTGCAAAGCACAATCCAGCAGCCGCTGAATCTTTGACAAAGAGGCAATGAACGCTCCCATATCCGAGGAATCATTTTCATTTCCACCGCCAAACGCTCTAGCCAAGGTGTCCACCTGTACCAGCTCAAACCTGATCTCTTCCCGCTGAACCAGGTTGGTGATAGCCAGGTGCAACTGCTGGATGTCTTCTTTGGAGCTGCGAAGGTTGAGCTGGTGCCTGATGACATAGACCTTGGCGCCAGGCTCAGTCTTGTGGTGCAGGCGGCAGGCTCTAATCCTGGCTCCAACTCCGCCGTGACCCTCACCGCAGATGTAAAGCACTGCGCCAGGCACAGACACTTCCTTGCCCATCCAGGCTGTACCCGTAGCCACCGAGTGAGCAATGTCCAGGGCAACAAACGATTTGAATGAACCTGGTGGCCCAAAGAGTGCGCTGAATCCTCGCCGCGGGAGTACGTCTTGAATCAGCCACTCCACGGGCTCATCCTGGATGGTGTCCCAAGGCTCAATGCGAATCTTGCTTTCGGCTGGCACCAGCTCTAACGCTGGCTCTGGCTCAAAAGCCTCAGCGTCTAACGATAGGTCTATCGCTGGCACAGAGTCTTCCGCTGCTGGTGGTAGATAGACGATGGACTCGGCGTCCAGCACTGGCTGCAGCCCCTTGCACAGCGCCATCAGTTGAGTCTTGTCACCGCCAGCCGCCACCCACTCAAACGCATCCTCAGTGTGCCCAACGGGTAACGCCAAGAGTCTGACTGACTTGGCAATGGGCAACAGTGCTGACGCCACCAGCGAGGCGTAACGGTAACCTGGTTGGTCATTGTCTGGGACCAGGACAATGTGCATATCGGCAAACCAGGTGCTGTTGGCGGCAGGCCAACTCCCGGCACCAGTGTGCGAAGTGCTGGTGAACACTCCGATTGACGCCAAGGCATCAGCAGCTTTCTCCCCTTCGCAGAGAAATACTGGCTTTGCCTGGCGCTTGGCCTCGAGGACATCCGCGAGGCGGTAGGGAATAACCCTGGCACCCTGCATTGATGCCTGGCGTGAACCGTCAGACATAACTCTGAGCAGCTTGTACGTCTTGCCCTTGGTGTCTGAAGTCTTGAATCTCTGCTTGACAAACAGCACTGAGCCTGATTCATCAGCATATTCCCATTCCTGTGTCAAGTGCAATTGCACTGGTGCTGGTGGGAATTGCACTGGTGTCCTGGGTATTTGCACTGGCGCCGGGTGATGGCCATTGCTTGGCCTGATCACCAGAGGCTCAACCCACTCACTGAGCTGGGGCAACAGCCCCAAGTCCCTGACCGCTGCCCAAACGTCATTCTGAGAGCAGCCACCATGACATTTGAGGAGCAGCTTCCCATCAGCATCTGTCACTGACAGGGACGGGTTACGGTCCCCATTGCCCTGTCCATGATCAACTACTGGGCAAGACGCCAACCACTCTCCGTTTGCTGCTGGCCTTGATCTGCCGAGTGCCGCCGCAATCAGTTTTGCATCCATGTGCAGTTTCCAATATTTTTATTCTCTGCTCCAATTGGTACACCCTCTGAGCGAGTGCAATGAGGAGCAAATTCCATTGTTCTTGATTCATTGGGGGCAAAAAAACCCGGCACCAGGCCGGGTTCCTTTGTCAGTTGCGTGTCAGTTGAACATTTCCTCGTCGTCCTGCACTGGTGCTGGTGCTGGTGCTGGCTTTGGCTTGGCAGATTGCACTGGACCCTTATGGTAGTGCCGTACTGTTTGCGGTTGTTCCATCACTGGCGCTGGTGCTGGCTCATCAAAGTCAGCATCTGCCGAGTCAGCGTCCAAGGCAGCTGGACGGTTAATCCAGTTCTTGAGTGAGAAGTTGGGGATTGAAGTGTTCCCTGCACCAATCTTGAGTGACGTAGCACCTTCATACTTTATGACAGGCACCTTGCCAGGGTTTGCATCAGCCGCCTTGTCGCAGGCGTTGTAGATGGCCTGGAAACCTTTAGTGACCCCTACGCCATTGGCACACCATTCCACAACACCAGTCGGCTTGCTGAAGAGTTTGACAGAGAAGCCGTACTTGTACTCTGGTGCAGGCTGCTTGCCCTTGACGCCAACTTGCGCGTCCTCGACCCAATCCCGCTGTCCCACTGCCAGCAGCAGCCACCCAGTGCGAACACTGTCCAGGTCCATCACCATTGTGTCGATGGTGATTGCCTCCTTGTCCGAGTTCTCCCAGACCTTTGTCTGAGCCATAAAGCGAATGTACGCACCGCCATTGCCGTTTGAAAGATTAAGCATTTCGATTTTCCTTTGAAGAGTTGAGAATTACGCTTTCGCCTTACTCACCAATGCCGAACGAACGGCACAGCGTGAGTCCACTAGACACCTTCTTTGTCAAGGTTTCCGTGACCGTTGTACCCTTCTCCAGCAGCTCCTCGGCTGCTGCAGGGGTAATAATTTTGTGGGGGAATATTTGGCTAGACACCAAGCCAGCCTTGTGCAGCCACTCAGCGGCATCAGCCTCGTTGACCCATGACCTGTGCGCCTTCTTTGGACCCATCTGCCAACCGCGAAGTGATGCACCGTCCTTGATGCGCTTGGTGGCATACGTCTCCAATGCCTTGATGAACGCCTCGACCTTGGCAATGTTGTCCAGGAACGATGTAAGCTGCTCATTGGAGAGTGCCTCTGGTGCCTGCGCCACGCTCATGGTGTTGAAGGGTTCAATGTGCGCTGGACAAATCGCCTTCGCTGGACACCATTGGCAGGCAGTTTCAGATGGCACTGCCTCGGCTGTGGTGGCCATTGCAGCCTGCACTGCTGGTATCAGCACCTGCGCTTCCCACTTCAGCAACTCAGGCACTGTCATGGTGTGACTGCGGTTGACGCCATGACAAGGCTGCACGATGGTCATTGTCACTGTCTTGAATTGCTTCTTCGCCAGACGCATACCGCCCAAGGCATAAATCCTCATCTGATCACTGTCAGCGTCAACCCAGCCCCGTCCCGTCTTCAAATCACCAATGATGAATTCGCCAGTGTCGTCTGACCAGCCGAGAACATCAGCAGTACCCGCTACTCTTACCGCGGGACTCTCAAACGCTGTAACAAATTGCTCAACAAAGACATTGCCCAGGCGCAGTTCCTCTGTCTCAATGTAGTCCAGGTGCTTGCGAGCGTAAGTGATGGCGTCCTGGTCCATCCTGATGCCTTCCACCTCGATGTCTAGCCACTCCTCTGGTGCGCTACTCGTCATAAAGCAAGACTCTGACAATGAGTGAATTGCAGTTCCCCGCTGGG